ATATACATATAAGCCGATAACTTTATGGTAAATTTGCTTTTATCTGATTTAAATGGCGAGACACAACTGAAGGTGGATTTTCAACCCGGATACACTCCATTCGCCCTTAGATATAATTCTGAATACCCAACTACGCTTTACGTATTTAATAAAAATACCGGAGAATTGTACTATGCTCAGTTGACTAAAAACGCTTAAATGGCGAGGCTATTAAATGCATGTTTGGAATATCAGATCGAGATTTAAATAATGCCACACATCCGGGGATATATTTAGTAGACTTTGGTGCTTCCAGTGTAAAAAACGGACCAGATACAGGGGAATACTTTACAGGGGCTTTATTTATTATTAACTCTGGCAATTTTCTAATTCAGTTGTTTTTTGATGGCAACCAATATTTTCGCAAAAGATTTTATAATTCCTGGACTGCTTGGGTTAAAACCACTCGTGATTTGTAATCATTAAATGGCGAAAGCTTTTTGCTAAAGGATATTTCATCTAAGGTTATTACGCAACTGAAAACTGACTTAGAAGCTTCTTTTGCCAAGGCGGCAGACTATTCGCTTTTTTCTGGTAATTCGATGTCGGGTTCCGAGCTTGGGTGGGTAGCGTTCAAACATAGAGACTACAGCGTTGGTGTAGCGTTTTCAGCTAACATTTCCACATTCCCAATATTCATTCGCAGAAATAGTACAGGCGAGTGGAGCTTCAGTGGCAAATAACAAAACAAAATGGCGATCTGCATAAATGGCTAAACGTGACACGCTTGGATACAGGTAACGATGTAAACGACCTATCCAGCCCATCCTTGGCCTATTCCTATTCGACGGCATCCCATGCGCCGTTTGATAGCATCAGTGCTAATATCCTTACAATAGGTATAGATGGTTACAAAGCCCAAATTGCCTTTGGAGTATCCAGGGATAGCGTACAAGTGAAAGTACGAACTTCGTACGATTTTGTTTGGCAGGGATGGAGAAGCGTTACGTTATCTTAAATAACAATTTAACCGAGCAACTTTATTTAAATTTAATTGATATTCCTCTTGACGTACCACCCATTGAGTGGTATAATAAATACATAAACAAGAGATAAACAATTTCTAATAAAAAGGAGAGACGAAAATGAAAAAAGAATATGCAGTTAATATCAAATCAGTAAACAGTGATAGCGAGTGGAATACAGCCGATAGAGCTGACTGGTACGAGTCTTACAACGAAGCATATGATGCAGCAGAAAAAGCATTCGAGGACCCGGATGTCATGGAAGCACATGTAAGCATTTGGGAAGATGGTGAAATTGATGATTTCCCGCTTCGCATGGTTCGGGAAGATGGCGATGTTCGCCATTACCAGGGTGAAACACTATTATGGGCATAAAAAAGGAGGAAATGAGATGTTATATACCACGTTTATTAGACTATGTGATGAAGCTGTCAAGCATAATGAACCGGAAGAGTTTATAATGACCCTAGGCTGGCAGGAATGGATGAACAAAGCAGCAGATGCTGATGAAATCACAAAGGATTTGTCACTGATTTTTGAACTTGCAAGCCTGGATTTTCCGGGCTTGCGCAAAAGACTTGATGTTAGCATGGCGAAAATGTCAACAATGTACTGGATTCCATTACGTTCCATCGAAAATTGGGATTCCGGCAAACGAGAAATAAAAGACTATTATTTAAATTTCATCCGATACACAATGTTTGTCCAGGAAAAGGAGGGGGACGATGGATACCTCGGCTATATTGCAGAACAGGATTGATTTCTGCGGTATTATTGTTGCAGAAAGATGTAACCCGAATGGCGATCCGATTAATGGAAACGTCCCTCGACAGGATTTTAATGGAAATGGAATCATTACTGACGTCTGCTTAAAGCGAAAAATAAGAGATCGCCTTTCAGAAAATGGATATGATGTTTTTGTTGTTAAGCAAGAAGAACTGCTGGATGAACAGAAAAGCCTTCACGGCAAGGTAAAGGCGGAGTCAGACATGGTTCGGGCTGCGAAATCAAAAGATAGGACTGCTTACCGTAAAATTGCCTGTGAAAAATGGATTGATGTCCGGGCATTCGGTCAGGTATTTGCTTTCAAATCTTCCAAAGCGTCAAAAGAATCCGAAGAAGAAGCAGGTATATCCGAATGTGTCCGGGGACCTGTTTCAATTCAAGACGCCGTATCTCTGGATTACGTAACCGTAATACAGAAAAACTTGACAAAATCAGTTAATACAAATGACCCTAATTCAAGGTCCGATAAGTCAAGTGACACGATGGGGACCCGGTATCAAATCAATTATGGGGCATATGTCTTTCGTGGTTCAATATATCCACAACTGGCAAAAATTACAGGATTCACGTATGGTGATGCACTGGCAATCAAAAATGCCATCATAAATATGTTTATGAATGATGCATCTGCTGCCCGGCCAGCCGGAAGTATGACGTTGGATAGATTATACTGGTGGGAACATAATTGCCCGAACGGTCAATATTCTCCTGCGAAAGTCTTCCGCACCCTGCAATTTTCGCCTATGGACGTACCCCCATATTACAAGGCGGAATTGCTTAATCTTCCAGGTTTGGAACCTGAAGTGATAGAAGGCTGGTAATATTCTATCAGCGGAACAATAAAAGATAGAGAACAGCATTGCTTATTGCCAACGCTGTTCTCTTTATTTTTATCCTTTAAGCAACGCCGCCCAGGTCTTAGCCCCGACGGTCCCCGGATAATTAACCTTAACCCCGGCGTCATGCTGGAACTGTGCCACGGCCGCCTCGGTGCCAGAACCGAAGATACCGTCTACTCCGTTGGTGCTGTACCCACGGACTGCCAGGAGCTGCTGAAGCGTCTTGACGTATCCGCAGTTATGTCCTTTTACCAGCGACGGCAGCGGGATGTCTAAGTCCAGGATGCATTTATGCGGGTCTACTGCATCGGAGTAGTCAATCCACTTCGGCCGGCCCCAATGTGTCCAGCCAGCACCATACATGCTTTTATGCTGATAGTCGGCTGCGGAACTTGCCATTTCTGCCACAGTACCATCACCCAGGTAAATCCCGATGTGGTACATCCGGCCGGAGCTGTTACGTTTAAACACCAGACATACCTTGTCTGACGGCAGGCCGCCGATTACACCTTTTTGCACGCAGGCATTATAATAGCCGTGTGCGGTGTCATCATAGCCAGACAGCGGCATCATAAAGCCGGAGCAGTCCGCAGCCATCTTGCCGGCGCCGGTTGCCAGCTTGTTATTGTAATAGGACAATGGATACGACGCGGAGCCATAGTCACGGTACAGACGGTTGATGAGAGCCTGTGTCAGCGGTTCCCCGTTCGCGCCCCATACATATATCCAATCTTTGGCAGCCAGGGCATATTCTTTCACTTCTTTTTGTGTTTTCATGATTACCTCCAATTAGAAAGGGCGGCCCCGCAGGACTGCCCTATGTACTGTTGTTGCGACGTCGCAACGCCGGTATAACCCCACCGGCCGGAAGACGTAAGGATCACCGCCTCTCTATTTCTGCTTGTCACCCTGTCCATAATCGTTGCTGTCAATCTTGTCCTTTAAGACCGCGATGTATTTAAGCAGCCAATCCGGCACCGCAGCGCCCATTCTGCCAGCGTTTTCAACGATAGATAGTAATTCGTTCAGCAAGTACCAAACGGCCACCAGAAGGCCGAAAAATGCCCTCGCTGGTGCCTGTACCCCCAGTTGACCGGATACCCTGGCTATTACATAATCAACTACCATTGCCACGGCGATCACACACAGATAGCCAACTTTTTTGATGATACCTTTTGCCCCTTTTTTGCTGCTCCATCCATACCCTTTGTCGTCCGGATGGTCAATAGCTTCTGTTTTGCTGGCAAGCATACCCGTGATATAATCAAGAGCCATCATCCCCATTAAAACGCATAGTACGGGGTACAGGATTCCCAGCCTGTCACTTAAAAAAGCACCGGCCGCGGCCAATGCTCCCTGAATTGCAATTACATATTCTTTTTTCATTTTCTGTGTCTCCTTTACTTCTCCGGATTCTCTTTCAGCCATTTTTCAACCTGCGGCTTCCACCATGCCTGTACCTCTTCCAGCGTCATTTCCCCAGCCCTTATTTTTAACCCGTAAAATCTTCCCATTATAATCCCCCTCCTGCTTGTTCTGCCAGTGTTCCCGCCAACGTGGCTACATCATTGATGGCCCCGTCCTGCACCTGCTGTCCCTCCTCCAGCGCATCCAAGCGCCGTTCTTCTGCCGTCTTTTCGCGTAGGCTATAAGTTGTCAGTACTGTTTCATCAACGGCCACCACGGACGTTTCAGACACCAGCACCAGGTCGGTATAGGTTCCGACCGTCAGCCCGGCGCCGTTTTTAATCTGCACAGCAGCCAGGTTTCCCGGAGTAAGCAGCTCCCAAGTGGCAAGCATAGCCGTCCGGTCAGCAGACACCACCTGCAATGCTCCCAGGCTGGCCCAGGCTTCAAGCTCCACCTCCATATTGTTTTTTAAAATCATTTTGTCCTTCATATTCGGATTCCTTTCCGCCCGGACTACCGGGCAATAAAATAAGCCCCTTTCGGGACTGATTAACAAGTTTCTGTTACTCAATTAAATTGTTATTTACTTGTTGTTATGAATTTTCGGTAAGCCTTGTATAATACAGTTTTTTGTCCTCTATATTGTAAACATAAAGGACATTTGGAAACTCTCTGTTATACCAAAGTTCAAACTGAGAATATCCCGGCCGAAGATTCACCTTATCGCCATTTAAGCGTTTTTAGTCAACTGAGCATAGTACAATTCTCCGGTATTTTTATTAAATACGTAAAGCGTAGTTGGGTATTCAGAATTATATCTAAGGGCGAATGGAGTGTATCCGGGTTGAAAATCCACCTTCAGTTGTGTCTCGCCATTTAATTGAGTATATTTGTTCATTAAATCTGTCAATCTCTGGTCAATTATTGGCCCCAGCGCACCGCTCAATACAGTCCCTACTTCCGTTGCAAGCAGATTGTTTACTATATTGCTTTTAGCAATAAGCTCATTCATGACCTTGTTTGCGACAGCATCAATCAGGACCTGTGCGGTGCTTTCCCCCAGGGCGTCAACTACAAGTCCATAGGTATCTGTCGCCTTGACGCTGGCGGCTGTACCGTCAAACCCGCCGAACCCCTCCGCTATCTGCCGGGCCTCGGCAGCACTGGCGGCCGCATTTGTTTCTGATTGCGCAGCCGCAGTCTTAGAGCTGTCCGCTGCTGCCTGGGAACCGGCTGCCTGAGTGGCTGATGTTGCCGCCGCTGCTGCTTTTTCTGTCGCCGTGACAATTGCTGCCTGAATGCTATCAACGGCTGCTTGTGCATTGTGGGCAGCACTGGCCGAGTCTTCAGCCGCCTGGTTCACGTTCTGCACCGTATCGTTTACGGTCCCCTGTATTTTTTCAAAGGCTGCCACATTGGCCGACCGGACGTCTTCCCCACGTACTGCCGATTTCCAGTTCTCTATTTCCCGACTCAGATCAACGTTCTCAATTGCCATACTTACCCCTCCCTATCAATGCATCCCTGGGCGTAAGACATCAAGGCTGTTGCACTGTCAATCACGCCCTGGTCAACAAGGATACGGTCAACCCTGGCGTTATCCTTTGTAATCACGCCTTCGTCGTTAATCTCCGAATATGCCATTGACAGCCTGTACCCTACCGCCGTCTGAAAAAGTGTTACCGCTGTTATCTTCTTCATATTATCAGTCCTTCCATATATTTTTTATAATACTCCGCCCCTTCAGCAGCATAATCAACGCTGTCCTGGGCCTTAAGACGGTCCCTTCGGCAATCAAGCCGGTGCTGTTCATATCCGCGCTGTTTTGCCTTTATCTCCCAGCCGAACCGCTGGCCTGGCTGTCCGGCAGCAATAAAAAATGCCGGAGTCCTATCCGACACATAAATATTCCCCGGTCCATACGCCTGTAAGAATACCTGATATTCGCACCCAGCATTGACCGTCTCGGAAAAAATGCTGTCCAACGTCACGTAACAAAGACCGTCTGCGCCGATTGTTCCGCTCCCCACGTCTCCAAACATGGGGGACGCCGTTTCATATGCTGCCATTTTTATATCGCCGTAACCCGTTTTGACAATCCTGTTTTTCTCTCCGCTCACATCAAGATTTCCGTCAATCGTAGCATCAACGGTATGCATGTTCTCCGCCCCATAAAACGATGACTCATTTCGGTTTATCCAAAAGGTAATCCCGTCGGCATCCTCTTCGATGTAAGCACTGTTTACGTCGTCTCTGTCGCTGTACATTTTTATCCGCAGAGAATCTATGGTTGCCCGCGATTTATCCGGCCGGCCAGTTCCATAAATGACGTTTCCTATTAGTTCAATCGCGCTTCCGCTTTGCAGCGAAGTGAAGTTCACCTGTGACGGCCCGGAACTCATTCGTATCCCGTCTTTATCCCATATGCCTATCTGCTGCCCGGAAGCATTTAAAATTTTCAGCACTCCATTCTGGTTTGATTGTCCGCCAAGTTGTAATGTGCCTCCCCGGATCCGGTCAGCCAGCATGGTTCCTGCCCGAATAAAATCGGCTACAAACTGACCGTTAATATCCCAGGCTGATTTATACGGCCCATTATAGCCGGACGTCGAAAAGGCAATCCCCCCTTGATTCATTCGGATGACATTTACTGCCTGGGTCTTGTCTGGACGGTCCATAATTAACAACTGCCACGGGTCCACCAATTTCCCGGAATCGTCAAACGTATCCAAGACGACATAGCCGCCTTTTGTCCCGGTTATCGTCTTACCGATATTGACGATACTCTCGCGCGCTTCCTGCTCTACTTTGCTTATCTGATTTTCAGTGTCCTGCTGCCGTTTTGCAGTCTTCCCGGTGAATGTATCTATTTCTGCTCCCAGGGATACGCTGTCCTCTTCCGGCGCATCTAAGTGACTCGTTTTGCTGGAAAGAAAATACGCTGCACCCAGTTCGTGAAACGGGCTGATTACGGTTGCCATGCACCCTATTCGCAGTGCATCGATGTCGATATTGATATTGGACAAATCAACAGCAGTCAGTTCCAGTTTTTGCGGAAACTCCTGAGAATTTATATAAGACTGCCCTTTTAGCTTTAAGTGAACCGGGTCTGTCACGTCATCCCATGTTTTCGTTCCCACAATTATTCCATACCTCGCCACCAACTCCGCGTTATCTACATAGATAACGCCGCCATTGGCCGAAGAAATCGTAATACGCTGCGGGTCCTCTTCTCCGGCGTCTTCCTGCTTTGCTCCAAGTGGTATTAGCCGGGTGCAAAAATCACCACCAAATTTGCAGGAATAATCGATGATGTTTTCCTCAATTCGTAATTGCTGCTGATTAAGTTCTCCATACTCGTACAGATAATCAATATAGATTTTCCCATTCACGCGCCGAGTCCGAAAATAACCGCCGTATGTATCAATCAATTTGTTTGTCAACTCGGATAACGTATCGGGATAATTCTGGTTCGCCCTGGTTAAATAACCGTTTGGATCCGTAACTTCCACATTTCCCCGGTAAATCTTCTTTTCCTCTTCCACCTGTGAATTGTGCATGAGTAGAATACTGTCTATGTACTCCGGAATATTCCCGGAAAACTGATAAACCGGGATAATGCTGTCATTTAAAAACCCCAGCTCCCCTTCACAGGTGACGCTTTTTGTTCTGTAAAAGTCTTCTTCCGCATCTATCACCCTTCCATGCCAGTATTCAATATCATCTTTATAAATTGTAACGTAGGTCTGAAAAGGCAGCACCGAACGATAGCTGGGATGGTTAATAGGGATATCAAACTTAAAACTTCCTGCCTTGCCGACTTTTTCCGTCAGTACCGGAGATATCAGCACATATTCGTCCGAAAACATTTCATGTAATCTGTATTCTTCAAATTCATATCGCGCTGTCACACGGTACATTATAATTTCCCTCCCCTGTACTCAACTGATACTGTTCCGGTTCCCTTAAATACCAAAAGATTATCACCCGGCTGAATTGCAATAGAATAGATATAATTTTTCCCTGTAGCCAGATTGTAGGTCTTATTATTGTAGGTCACTGTCATCGCCGCCGTGCTGTAAATAATGGGAACCAGAATCTGTTCCCGCCCAATTATATTAAGCGTGTAGGAGCCGTTTATCACAATATTTCCGTATTCCCGGATAATCCCATCCTCAAATGAGAAAGGGTCCCACGGCCAGTCTTCGGCTATGGAATCCGCCAGCTCTTTTTTATACGGTTTACAATCGGCCGTCAGAATTACCTTCGAGAATGGACGAAACTCTTTTTCATGTTCCTCTTCGAATCTGCCTTCGTAATAATAGGCCGGATCGCTGTCCAGGGTGAATTTTCGTGACCGGCCATGCAAATAATTCCCTATATTTGAAATATTGTTCGCCCAATCCTCCGCGCCTGTTTCTTTCAGGACAAATTCTGATTTAATGGTCCGGTTCCCGTACATCGGACGGCCGAATACTTCTGTAAGGTCAATATACCCGTCAGCTCCTTTTAACTCGATTTGCTTCTTTTTTAATTCCGGAAGCTCGATTTGAAGTGAGGTACAGATTAGTCCAAAGTCTCTGTATGTATGCTTCTCATCATCAAACAAAATTCCGTAAGCCTGACCATAATCGGTCATACTACACCTCTCCTTTCTAATCCTTCCTGACTTAACATGTTCCGGTTTACTGTAGGTGTGGTAATCCGACCAACAGCTTTTCCGTCCATTTGAACGGCGGTTCCATTAAGCGCCTGACGCATCTGGTCGCCCATCCTGGCATAATCAAAATATGTTCCTCCTGAAGCATAGGCCAGCGGAACTGTTTCGGCTCCAATTGTACTTTTAGCATTGGATACAATATGATTTGCAACTGCATCAAAGCTGATCACTTTTGCGTTCTGGTTAATGCCTTCCGCGATACCGGCCGGGATAAACTTTCCGACTTCATCTCGCATTAATTTTGACGGCGAGTTGATACCGAGTGCTTTTTTGGCTGTTTCGTACGCTTTTCTAGCGGCTCCCTCTGCTGCCTCCTTAATCTTTCCCACAGCTCCGGTAATTCCTTTTGCAATGCCCGAAATAATATTCGAACCAACTTCTCCCCAATCAATCTCTGAAAACTTTGTCTTAATCTCGCTTATTACCTGCGGGACTGCCAAAGCAATTTTGGGAATTGCCTCTATAATACCGGCTGCCAACTGGCCGATTAACTCAATTCCCTTCTGAAGCAATTCCGGAAGATGTGACACAATGGTAGATAATAGCTGTGCAATCACGCTTCCAATGGCGGCTAATACTTTCGGCCCATTTTGCAGTAGTCCGGTTCCGATGTTCCCGACCAGCTTAACGCCTGCATCAAGCATGCCTGGTAATCCGGCCAGAAATGCATTCAGAAGCTGCCCTAAAATATTCCCTGCTGCGGAAATTAATGACGGAAGATTCTGCAAGATTCCATTTGCCACATTCGTGATAACTTCCACACCTTTTTGCAGGATAGAAGGAAGCCCGGTGGAAATGGCCGTTATAACTCCGTCAGGAATCTGTGTACTGATACCGCTTATGGCCGGCAAGGCTTGCGAAAAGCCGTCTATTAATCCCTGAACAAGCTGCTGCGCCCCGGATATTACAATCGGGATTAGCTGCGGAATCAATGCAACTAAGAGCGTTGGAACCGATGTGATAATGTTTGTAATTACCGGTATGATATTCTGTGCCACGGCCGCAATAGAATCTCCCAGCCCTTGCATGGAAGCGCTTAAATCATTTCCCAGGGCCAGATCTGCAAGAACATTTTGAAAAGAAGACTTCATCGAGTCCATGGAGCCAGAAATTGTTGTCGAAGCTTCTTTTGCTGTAGTTCCGGTAATGTCAAGTTCTCCCTGAATAACATGGATAGCGTTGTATACATCGCTTAAATTGTCAATGTCATATTTAACACCAGAGAACTTCTCGGCGTCCTTTAGGAGCCGTTCCATTTCTGACTTCGTCCCACCGTATCCCAGCTTCAGGTTGTCCAACATCGTATAATTTTGCTTTGCAAAGCCCTGATAAGCGTTCTGTATCGACCCCATGTCGCTACCCATTTTATTCGCATTATCGGACATGTCCACCAGGGCCATGTTGGCAACTTCAGCGGCTTTTGCCGTGTCTCCGCCAAGCCCTTGTAACAAGCTTGCGGAAAACCCGGTTACGCTCTGCATATAATCATTTGCCGACAGCCCAGCGGTTTTATATGCGTCTGCTGCATATTGCTTTACAGTGTCCGCGTTATCCTTAAACAGTGTCTCAATGCCACCGATGCTCTGCTGTAATTCCGCACCGGCCTCAATAGACTCCTTGATTGCAGCACCAATTCCGGCTACAACCAACGCTTTTTTTAATGTGCCTATCAGGTTGCTTCCCACAGAGGCCCCCGCGGATTTTCCGGCTGATTCCGCCTCTCCGCCAAGTGCCTCCTGGATCTTCCCTTTTACGCCATCAGCGGAGGGTATAATCTGTACATATGCTTTTGCTAATTCCGTTCCTGCTGCCATTTATCATACCCCCTCTATTATTTTTCTTCGTCTCGCTTCAAAATCCTCGCCGGATTCGAATACCTCAAATTCTCTATTCTGGTTTGGAGTTTCAATCAATTCCTCGACCAACGACTTAGGCCGATTGATGTTCTTAGCCCCATCGGCTGTATTCATCCATACAAGCATTCTCAGACAGTCCACGGCCAACATCAGGAGCATGGTACTATTTGATGTTTTCATTCCATTCATCTTCTGCTTAATCCTGGAATCTTCCCTTAAACCGAAAGAGAGCGTCGCCAGTAATCCAACTGGTAACGCCCTGTAATCAAATATTCTATATGTTTCTGCAAGGTCACATATCCATGCATCGCGGTCCACTGCCATCATTCCGGCGAGGGATATTATTTTTTTCCCTTATCTCCCATAGCCTGCATAATTTCCATAATTTCATCGACCGCATTCTTAATGGGGACGCGTCCATCCGCTGCGCGGACATGATCGTAGAGCTTTTTCCTCATGTCCTTTCCAAGCAACATTTTACAAACGTTGGAAATAGCAAGCATATCATCGCCTGCCGCCTCCGCCAGTGCGTCAATCAGCTCCATATTATCCGCCGCGCTTTCATCGACCTCGTATTTAAATCCCGATTTTGTTGTACCCTTAATCATGCTTTTGCGGCCTCCTTTGTGATGTATTCGTAGTGCGTATTACTTGCGGAATCTGGCGCCGCCGTGATAGTTGTCTGATAGCCAATTGCGGCCGTATCAGAGTATGTAATGTCGCCTACAGCCGTCACCTTTCCTTTAGGGATAACAACGCGTTTCAGGGAATTGTTCTTCAGAATCATATCAACAACATATACACATTCTTGCTGCTCCCTGCTGTTCGCTTTTACTGTAATGCCCGCTGCCAGCGTACCGGCAACGTTGTCATCACCGTATACCATTTTCAACACTTCTTCATTTAACGCTTCAATAAGCGTAAACTGAAAGGTGTCCGGTTTTTCGGTCTGGTAAGATAAAACCTGATCGCCTCCCCAGGCTTTTACATTTTCCGTCGTTGGCGAGTTACTGTTGACCATTCCCGCATCACTGATATATCCCAGTCCTTTAAATGCCGCATCAAGAGCCGCTTTCGCATCTGTTGGAAGCGTGCTTCCAATCGGCGCACGGTATACAGCACCTTCTATTTTCGGTTTCCCAACCGATACATTTGCAGTGTCAGACATTCCTTTTCCTCCTTTTTTTAATAATGGATTACATCAAATACGGCCTGATAACGATATTCTTTGCTTGCCGTATCCGTGTAGTTATAGTCGCTGTTCAGGTCAGCACGGCAGATTTCATCTTGTTCCATGATGGTATTCATTGCCGCTTTAACCTTTTCGTTTAACTGTGCAGCGTGCAGCAGGGAGTCCGAAATTGACTGTATTGCAAAAACAGCGGAACAGATATGGTTCTCTGCTCCGCTTCCCGTTTTTTCAATCACAACGTATTCCTTCTCTGGTTTTTCCGGGACCTCCATGTATACCGGCACGTCCAATTTTCTATTCAGATAGTCAAGTACAGTCTTTTCTATCATCACTTCACCGCCTTTAACAGTTTGTTGCTTCCACCCCTATTTTCTGACTCTGCCGTTCCTGAAGCTGTCCTTACCGATACGTTAACACGGTTAGGCCCTGTGTGCTTGCTGATATCATACCCTTTTCCAGCCCTGCCCTGGATTCCCTGTGCAAGCTCCGTGCAGTAATCCATCATTTCCTTTGACCGGAGCAGGGAGCGTACCCCCTCGCTATTTAATACTACTTTCATGTTAGCCATATCGCTCCACCCTCACTTTCTTGTTCCAGTCAAGCGGGATAAGTCCCTCAATTCCTTCCAGCGGTTCTCCTACTGTACGCCATACTTTTCCAAAAAACTCGACCTTAGTATCCGTCCAATTATTTGTATCCCCTTTTGGAATAGCCAGAACATAGACTTCCTTCTTTCCGGATAAATTTAGCTGACTCAATATTTCTGGATTTGATTCCGGGGCGACAAGTACATTTTCAACCAGTATCGGGGTTTCCTGATAAATTGGGCGGTTAAATTCATCGGCCGACGCTATTTTCTTATTGTGTAGTGTTATCGTTATTCCCTTCAGCATAAAAATCAATCACCCCATACCTTTGTCTTCGTAAGCCCAGGCGCGACAGCTCGGATTTTTTAATAAAAAGGCCGCCTCCCGGTATTAGATATGTGCCTGACACCGAATATCCGAGGGCAGACTCGGACATTTGAGACATTGGCTCCTGGTCGGTGGATGTCATTAATGTCCTTGCAACAACATCCACGGTTACTGATTTCGCCACAGTCCCAAGATAAGGCTGTTTCAATATCATTTCGTCCAGGTTCTTCTGCACATTAGCAGCTTCAACCCGGAGACTGTCCGAAACCACTTTTAAAAGTTCTTCTGCCCTGGTTTTTTCATCTGGTTTTAACGTGCGCCATAACTTTTCAATATCTTCAATCGTCGCAAAGTTGGACATTCTTTTTTCTCACCACCTGCTTTTTCTGGGGCGGCGGTGTAGGGGCCAACTCTACTGGCTCCCAGTCACCACCACTCAAACGGCTTTTGATATCAATTACACATCCGGTTTTTCTATTTCGGTACTTCATTATGCGCCCTCAGGGGTTACAATGCGGCCGAAAGAGGCCGGAATCAGGATTCCCCATCCAACATACACTTCGCCGCGGATATAAACCTGGTTAGAACCCTTTAAGTCCACGCCCGAGTTATCCGGATCTCCATAAGGAATCACTTCAATCGGAACCTCTTTAGCATAACCCCACTTAAATGCATTCTGAAAATCTCCGAGAATGGCCTGATCCTTAGAAGTTCCGAATGATACCGTATTGTTTACATCAATCGCCAGTCCATTCAGGGAACTCGGATTGCCTCCCCAGGCCAGTTCTGGATACAGACGAACTCCGTTTGCCTTCAGCCTGGCCAGCGCGGAACTGAATGCCGGTGACATAGCCATCCCAGTTACGGAACCGTCTGCGGCCTGAATGGCTGTTACGGCTGCGTCAACATTATCGTCTGCCGAAGCTGCTACATAATCAATTGTCTGTGTTACGGCTGCATCGAAGTGATTGTTTCCGACCACGGAAGATGCAGTTCCAGTCCGTGGATTAAATCCATGCATGGCCGCAATGTCGAGTCCTCGTGCAACTTTCTTTGAAAACCCATCCGAAAACGCCTGAAGATACCCAAGCTGTATTTCTTCTGCCGCATACATGAACTCGTCCGAAACCCTCGTACCATATTCAAATTTAATCGGGATAATGGTTACAGGTTCCACTGTGGCTCCACCATTGGTTTTTTTACCGTTCTCCGCCACGATATCGACCTCTTTGTCTAACGTAAATGTAAATTCTGTTTTACCATTAAACGGTATTGGTTCCTGATTGGAAAGAGCTGCCAGGGAAGATTTCCCCTTTACCTTGTTGAACATTTCAGAAACCAGTTCTGCCGGGAATAAGCTTCCCTTTGTTAAAATACTTGCCATCTTCTATTCTCCTTTCATGTTATCCAGCATTGATTTAAAAGCTGCTGTCTTTGTGTCTGCCGCCGGCGGCTCAGTGCTTTTAAGCGGTGGCACTTTATGTGCCTGGCTTCCCATAATTTTAATCAGTCCCTCCGCATCTTTCCTGAGTGCCTCTTCATTCTCCCCCGTTAATCGGCCTGCAAGCTCGTAGGGAATCCCTACCTCATGGGCGATTCTCATTTTTACCGAGTTGGCCTCGTAGCCCTTAATTGCTTTTTCTTTCTCTGCTGCCTCTTCCGGAGTTAAGTAGCCTTTATACTTTTCTTTTTCTGCTGCCGGTGAGAGATAGCCTTCATATTTCTTTTTCTCATCCTCTGGCGACAGATATCCGGCATATTCTTTTTTCACCGTCTCTCTTTCGCGTTTCAATCTCTCTCCGATTGCTTTGTCGAAATCCTCCTGCGTTGTAATTGGTGTAAATTCTGCCATTTTTTTCTCCTTTCCCCACTTCCCGGTGGTATCGGTAATCTTATACTAAAAAAGCAGCCTGTAAAGAGCTGCTATATCAGTAACTAATTCTCTGTTTCTTTTTTTCTTTACTTTCCCGGCACATCCAGTACGCCAGGATAACACTATCCAACAAGGCAATTTCAACCCCTTCTTTTTGGGCGCGATAGCCGAATCCTCCATTAGTCCCAATTGCCCGTTTTTCGCAATTAGTTGCTGCCTGGGCCAATGATGGCTGACCCATATGGCAGATGGTCTTTTCAAGCCCCAGTTCAAACGCCGCATTGGCGACTATGATCTGTTTTACTGTTGGCAGCACGGGTGCTTTCAGTCTCGCTTCCTTCATATCCTCTTCTAAGATTTTTTGACCGTTCGCACCGTCTATCGCAACGCCTCCGATACCGGGTGAAGCCTTGAGAAATTCTATAATCCAGGCGTTCCCTGCCCGAATTGGCCGGCAGTCAATTGATTCAACAAAAATTCTTCCATCTACCGTCTTTACGGCAATAGACATAGCCGCATTTGTTCCATTCACGCCGTATTTAATTCCAACAAATAATTGTCCTTTAAAGACTGGCAGCTTTGAAATCCGGAGTGCATCCCATTCATTCCTGCTGATGGCTGATTTTTGGTTATATTTAAGCCACAGCCCCAATCTTTGGATATTAAAATCGATATCATCGGTTGTAATCTCTGCCCGAATCTTTCTTTCTGTTAAAATTGTCCCCAGGGAAGGATTGGTTTCGTACCATGACTCCACATCGCCCGGATCATGCTGTTCCTCGACAGACCATTCAGCCCACCCGGAATCGAAACCGTTCCCTGATAGTACGGTATCCCGATATTTGACAAACACAGTTCCGGCCGACACCACGGTTGGAGGCGTTCCAAGCATAATCGTCTGCGGATTGGGGCTGTCTGATACAACGTATTTCAGCGTCGTTTCCTGCGCTTCCGTGTACTCCTGCGCTTCATCGATTATAAGAAGGTCATAGCCTTCTCCCAGGCCCCCGCTTGACGTCCTGGTTCGAAACTCAATTACACCTCCGTCTGATGCGTATAAATGCTCTTTACCGAATGCTTTAAACGATGACTCAATTTCAATTCCAGCTTTAGAACACATTCGATCCAGACGTTCCCATACCGAATGCGAGGTTGTCGCCCGATGGGCTGTATAAAGAATGCGTTCTCCGTTTTTCAACCCCCACAGGCAGCGGCCCAGAACGTTTTCACTTTTACCATTTCTCCGTGGCACGGAATATCCATATTTTTGATGTACCCACAGGCCGTCTTCGTTTGTCGCCATGATGTCGCATGCTAAAAGCTGCTGCCATTCCAGCAGGTCATTCCCTGTTGCATGATATAATTCAATCGCTTCCGGCCCTTTTGTCTGGATGTAAGGAAGAATTACGGATTGAGTGGGTGTCTGGCGGCCCATTCTGACATCTGCCATGACATCCCCTCCTTAATCATAATTATTCATCGGTGTATTTTGGGATGGGCTAATCTCTGAGCCTCACGGCTTAATCCATTCTCCCGCATTACCCGCTGCTGCCTGGCTTCCGGTGATTCTTTTTCCTTCTGGCTAATACCAATTTTCTTTCTTGCCTCTTTTTTTTCACGTTCCTGCCATCTTTTTGTGTGAACGTTCTGTATGTCCTTCCCTTTATCCGGATCATAAGTAACGATGCATCTGCATCGCTCATGTCGCCTGTAAATATCCTTCCGTATGTTTGGATATGAATAGGTTCCCGAGAGCTTTTCGCACCACTCACAGCACTTTCCTACTGTCGTTCTAATAATCTTTGGTCGCATTCCTGCTGCCCCCTGAAACTCCACGTTCTCTCGGATGAAATCGTCCACAATGCTTTGGGAAAAATTTACGATTGGTTCATCCAGAACCCAGGCCACGTCATTATAGTCTTCTGCATTCGATACCTTCTCAACAAGCCCTTTTATTCGATCCTCGTTCAATTCCGGCTTGATTGCTTTTATCCCTATTCCAGCGCGCTTGTTCAAATCTTCCTGGATTTTTGCAGCAACTTCGGTGATTAATTCATGATTGTGCTGCAATGTCTCCGGAATAATCCGGCTTGCAATATTGTAATACATGCGCCCATCGGGAAGGATGTCGGCACTTAAATGATTTTTAAATGCTTCCGCCAGGCTTTCACCAATCTCTATTGCAAATTCATTTGCTTCCTGGTATGTAGCAGTTCCGTCTCGGATCCTCTCGTACAAAACCGTTATCTTTTTATTTTTCTCGATGGCTGCCTTAAAAGCTTTTTCGATTTTTGAAAGCAGCTCTGGCGTTATATCTTCCACTACTTCACCTCCCCTAAATAATCAATTCCCGTCAGGCCCCGAAGGTTTTCAGGACCGAAATAACCCGGGACAGCCTGGTTGATTTTAGTCACACCATCACCAATGCTGGTTAGCATCGCTGCATCTGGTTCAAATACCGGTTCCCAGGCAGCGCGGGTAAGATATAACTGTTTCCGCTGGTATGGATAATCATCCCGGATGCATGCGGCTAAATATCCGACGTTTAAAAATCCGCTGCCAAAGGTACGTTGTGCTTTCCTGGCTGCCAATCTTAGATTCTCATGACTGGCCTTAATGGCCTCCGCACTGCTGGGGTTATCTGTCACAAAACCCAAATCGTCTAATGTCAAACCGGTTTCCCCTGAAAACAGCGAAGCAAACATCCGGAGCTGTTCTGTGTGCGGCGACATACTCTGCTGGGTAAACTGCCCCAATTTCGGGCTGTCCCCATCTGCGTCTTTATCAAACTGAAGCATGGATGACATTGTTGCCCGCCATTTTTCCATCCGCTCCGCCTCGCTTGACAATCCCACCACGTATTTTTGTGGGAAGGAGTAAAATTCTGCCGCAATCTCCGATCGCTTAATCGTTCGAAGCGCACTCCCCATAATTTCCATACAGGCCCGGCTTATCCGTGAATGCCCGAACGGCCTGACCGCATCCGGCCGATAAATAATTGGGACCAGTAACGGATACGGCGCACTATTCGGTATACTTTCAGCCTCTTTCTCCCCGGCCCGGTAATAAACTGTTCTGCCCGGCACGAAATATGCTTCCAATTTTGGTTTTTTGTCCTTATCTACTTCCAGGACTGCGTACCCCTCAGTCAAAAGACCGGTAATCGGGTCTATAATACCCGTTGCGCTCCCTCCGTCGATAACCTGTAACCGCGGGAAGCCATCCTCATCTGCGCTGATGTAGATAAAGCAGCAGGATGACACCAATGCAGATAGTACCGCACTATCAAACAGCGTATCCGGATTATTCATCTGAAATATTTCGTTTAGGTCAAAATTGTCGTCCATAAATTCACGAAATATAAGCCTGTCGGATAGGGAATCTACCGCCTTCCCGCACCAGCCGAGAACAGATTTCCAGTTCTTCAAGTTTGGTGGAGTTGATATTCCCATATCAACAAAGCTATTTTTCATTTCATAATATTTGTACCGGAGCTGAACTCTTGATTTTTTTATAGTCAGTTTATCCCGTAAATATCCAATTCCATTCTGTTCTGCCATGTCTTCCTCCTTTGGCGTGTGTTTTTTTTCACAGTGACGGCGTGTAGGTCGAAAGAGAGGGAGGGGAGGGAGGTATCCCCCTACCTTCTCCCGTCTGCCAAAACACCTTTACCCGCTATATTTAGTCCAATCTATTGATTGCGGCAGCATACGGTTGCTTATTATTTCGTTGCTGTCCCCCTGATATTTTTTCTTTTCTTCCACCAACTTATCTGACTTCTGCCGGTTGCAGGTCCAGTGGGCCAATTGGAGATTATCAATATCTGATGGATGGCCGTTCCTCGCAATCGGTATTATATGGTCAATACATGGTGATAGCGGATGCGGATACTTAAGGGTAAAGTCCACCGGCTTACCACAGATACCGCACACACTTTGAGTTGCGAATATCTTCTTCTTATTCCTTTCGAACGCTCCGCGATGGGTTCCGTCTTTATCCGGGCGGTTCCTCAAAAATTTCACCTTCTTTCATAAATAAAAGACGCTTGCATATTTTCACAAGCGTCTTCAAAAAAGGAGTGTACTGTATCTCTTTACAATTATCATGATATTATAATATCATATTGACACGTCCCGTGATTACCCCTCTTTATATTTTTTTCTGGTTTAAAAGCCAGTAAAATTTTCTCCGCCTGTCATAATACATCTTTTTCCCGCACGGAATACCCATGACCATGTTTAGATATCTGTATGTTATATTTTCATCAGTTACCGCTTTAAGTATGTATTGATAAATGTCCGGATCCGATTCTATCGCCGTCTGCTCAATGAGTTGACAATTTCGTTCCAGTTCCATTCTTCTTGAAGCTAATTGTTCGGTTGGGTCTGTTCCTCTTCTTACTGCTGGCATATCTGTTATTTGCAATGATTTTACTGTGCTGGTTCTGTAATTTAACTCTTCTTTCCACTCTTTGTATTGGAGACACCAGTAGTATAATTCCCTGAATCTGTTTTTACTGATACCATATTTATTTTGATTCAGTGAGCGTACACTCCCCATCGGTATCCCCTCCCTTTACATCCGAAACGATTTGTATGTTGCTTATGATATCCTTATGTTTGCGCAGCTCATTAGTCGCCTGCTGCCATCTGGCCGCAAACGTCCTCTTCCTTTCTTTTTGAACTTCTCTTATTAATTCAATCGCCCATTCTAAGGCGGCAACATCTTTATCCCAAATGTCGCCTCTTTCTTGCACCATCGATTGGTGATGCTCTTTTATATCTTGTAATTGTCTTATTCTATTCATTTTCCACCTCAAGGAACGGCCGGCCGAACCGTCCCTGTATACACGCCATAGGCGTTTATGATTGATTTGTTATCCTGCTACTCCATATCGGCGTTCCGCGTCTCTGGCCGCCTCCTGACTAATCTTTGCATAACACTGTAAAGTTGTATCCACTTTGGTGTGTCCTAACTTCTTCTGTACCATTTCCGCAGGCGCGCCGCGATTAATCATATCGGTTCCACACGTACGGCGGAAGGTATGCGGTGATATCTGTAAACCCTTCAGCCTGACATCGCGGCTCTGGATGGTTTTTAAAATATATCGCACTCCATCGTCGCTAAGTCGGTTGTGCGGTGCTTTCTGGCTGACAAATAATGCCAGGCTGTCATCTTTCCTTGACCGCAAATATCCTTCAATATGTACTTTGGCTTGCGCGGAGAATCGTATTTCTCGCTCTTTCCGTCCTTTTCCAACTATGTTCACCCTCCGATTTGATAGATCAATACTATCCCGGTTAAGCTGTACAATCTCTGATACGCGGCCTCCGGAGCTGTAAAGGAGATCGACCAGCGCAAGTTCCCGTTCGTTTTTGCAGCAGCACCGGAATATCTCTCGCTGCTCCGGCGTCAGAACGGAACCCATGCGATATTCTTCTTTTGTTTCTTTTATTCTTTTCATTGGGTCATCGGTAATGATGTCATATTCATAGGCCCACTTGAAAAAAGCTCTGAGTGAACGCACCTTTGAATTGTACGTTTTATCTTTCCATTTCTTCTGCACTTTTCCGCGTGTCAGATATCCGATGACATGCTTTTCCCGTATATCCCTTATGCCGGTCCCGGCATAGAGAAGCAGATTTTTAATCTCGTACCCATACTGCTTGATGGTTGACCTGGTTTTTCCGTCTATGATAAGCTGATTCTGCCAGTCGTGCAGAATTTCGAACGTATCATCATCACTTTTTATTAGTGATGTGGAGTCTTCGTTCTTTATAAACGTGTAGTCGCAAAGATTCATGAAGAGGATTAATTTTAGCTGCTCCATACGGTCAGGTATTATAAACTCGCTTGCCGCTACAAGGATATTGTTGATTACCATACTTGCACTCATCGTTCCGCTCATCATAGACTTGTCCTCCTATTTTTTATTTGATTTTTCGGAGGATAACTGTTATAATATAGTTATCCAGTTTTAGAGTCGGCTGCATCCGCCAAGATAGCCCGGCTCTTTTTCTATGCTTCCTGTACTGCTTTCTCTGTTTTCTTACGCTCCACTTTTATGTATCCTTTTGATGTAATTGACAGTTTTGCTTTTAATCCGTTTCCGATGTCCAGGGAGGCAGAATCAAGCTTTTCTTCGACAATTAGCTCGGCAATGTGTTTCAGTAAATTTCTTATGGGTTCATCTGCCTCTTCTGTATCCGCCTGCTGCCCGAATTGCCCCTCGATTGCTTTGCATGCACGTTCTTTCTGTCCTTTTTTTCTGGCGTATTCTTTTGCGCCGTAACAATCGCATAATTCTGTAACCGCTTCATTTACTTTTTCCTGGTCCCACGGAATAAGCGTTTCTATTTGTCCCATCTGGCCGCAAAACGAACAAACTCCTGTCTGTATTTCAAGTCCGTCTGGCATTTCTCGCTTTATTTCTTTCAAATCATCCTTCAGCATTTTATTCTTCCTCTCCTGCTTCCCTGAAGTAATAACAGGGTTTGCACACTATCATTCCGCGTTCGTTCCTCTCCGGCTCTTCGTCTTCCTCCTGGTGTCCCCACCCTAACGGATGTACTCCGTCCAGTTCGGCGGTGCAGCCTGGGCCGAAGTGGTTCCCCCAATATCTTTTACCCTGCTGCCGGTTTGCGCACTCGGAACATGTTCCATACATTCTTCCCATTGCTCTTTCTCCTTTAAATGTCAATTTTACATATAAATACCTTGCTTCTCTATCTTGTAAATGTTATACTTTTAAAAAACAAAGGCGGCTTTTGTCATGGATAAAATCACAAATATTGACTATCGTGTATTATGCTACATGAAAAAACTCGATTCTTGCTTTATTGATGAAATAGCTTCTAAATTTGGTCAAGCCGGTCTTGCAAGCATAGATAATCTTGATGATTTAGGGTATATCTGTATGCCCTATGTTTCTGGTCTTACTGATGTTATAGAGGGTGAATCCGGTAAAACTTCTAGTCAAATGGTCAGTAACTGCATGATGCTCACTCAAGAAGGTGAAAAAGCAATATTAGATTACAAACAGCAACTAAAATCTCAACGCTATGACATCATCATCAAAGTTTTACCAATAATTATTTCTTTTATAGCTTTGTTGACCTCTATTTGTGTTGCGATTTATAAATGATTTATGGACTTCGAGTCCATCTTATTTTAGTAGACAAGTCTCTATTAATACGATGCTCTCGGTTTTCCCAATTACCACCTTTTTGCCCACCTAATGCGTACCAATTGTCTGCTTGATATACGATTCCTTCATGTCCTGCGCCTGTGCTAGAATATGCAATTAATCCTTTTACGTTTGGACAATGCTTTCGTATATATTTACGTGCCATACTTAAACATTTACTTTCAATAAATGCTTCAGTATCATCTACAAAGTACATTCTAGTCAATTCTAAAATATTTTTTTGATTGATTTTTCTACTTGTGGGACGCCCCCACATCATGCAGCCAAGAATTTCTTCTGATGCATTTTTAAAACAAAATCTTAATATGGCACCAGCTGGGACGGAGTGGAGATAATGATATTCCCTAATCCAATTATCAACTGTGGTATCATGTTCCACATATAATCTCACATTTTTCTGTTCTCCATCCGGAAATAGTTTAATTTGTTCTATCATATAATCAATCACCAGCCTACTATACAAAATGTCAATTATCTGATTCAAACCCACCATAAGGGCATTCACTTTTTGCGTGTTCTCCAGGGCAGGTATAGCACTTGTTACAAATTTCGCATTCGTCCTGCTTCTGGCAATCTGGACAAATGCAAACTTCACAATCTTTCATTCGTTCACCTCTAAATGTTAATTTTCACTATTGCTTTCATTACGTTTCCTCTCTCCGATCTATTTAGTCCTCCGCCTCTTCGAATAGCTTGCCAGCATTATCTCTCATATATTGGCTAACTTTCTGATACCCTTCCGTATTATTCTCTTCTCCAAATCCTCGGAATTTGACTCTGGCCGGATAACAGTCAATTATTTTACCGTCTTTTAAGTCAACTGTAATAGCCCATCCAAAGGTATGTAAAATCATGTTGATCCACCATAACAAACCGGCATTTCTAAACTCTTCCCAAGATTTTTATCATCTAAAATCCTCCTCATGCGCCGTGCAGTATACGCACCGCTTGCATACCTCTATTGGCTCATCGTCTCCGGCAAGACTAAACCCCATGCACTTACCATTGCTATCTCGTCCCGGCTCCCCATGACAATTAATATACTTACAGTTATCTGGTGTCCTCTTTGGCATCTTACACCTCCAAATGTCAATGTCGCTGTCAATTTGCAGGCGGAAAACATCCGCGCAAAATCTCCAATAGCTTCTTATCGTTCTCCTTGCACTGCTTTGCCAGATTACACGGCGTATCACATTTAAAATATTCCTTTCGCCTCTTATCTGCCTTGTCGCAATGTTCACATGGTTTATTCATTCCTCTCCTCCATCTCTTCAATTTACTCCAAACACCTTAATTTTCCCCTTGGTAATAAACCCTCTTTTAGTATGATATCGCTT